AAAACCGGCGATCAAAAGAGCATCACTGGCAGAGGTACATTCCATGGCAACGAGGAAACCATCTTGAATCCTCACTTCGATGAAAGGCCCTATGTCAAGATCATCATGGAGGTAGGGCCCCTTTCTGTCTGGCTGGTCGATCCCGTCTGGACCCGCAAACACCTTCATCGAGAATGGACAAATTTTGGTCACTTTCGCGATCCAAAATTTCATGATATGATTCCCTTCAACGAAGCCTGGATTGCCTCCGGGACGAATGAGACAGAGTGGCCTATCTTCATAGACCACATGATCCGAGAAATCCATTATGTCAACCAGGGTCTTTCTTTCAAGAGGGCAGAGGAAAAAGCGACGGCCCTGGAGGAAAACGAACGTGACAGATTCAACTCGGCCCATTATACTGAAGGGCCTTATCCCGATGTTAGAATCAGAACCCTTGGAGATGCGTTTGATCAGGAAAATGAGAGAATCTATCACATTCTCCTGGTCGATTCCTATCAGGTTCGAAATGCCATCTTTACCCGATTCACTTCCGGGGGTAACGGTGCGGTATATCCATTTGTGGGGCCTGAAGATATCTGGGTGGCCGATGAGCTCCCCGGTCCTCTTGAGTGGAATCTGAATGCACTTCACGAACTTGAAGAGGCGACGAGGATGTTCCCGATGATGGCCGAAGGAATGGATCGCAAGCAAGCCTACGAGAAGGCTCACCCGATTGCGTCCAGAATAGAATTTGAGGCTCGGTGGAATCCCCTAAAACGGGATGAACTGTTTCGAAAGTGGAGGTTGCCGTGATTCACTATACCAATTCTGACATGGCCGCTTTCTTCAAGGCATTGCCAAAGGAGAAGGTCCTGGAACTAAAAAAGACTGCCATTCAATTCGCGAGAGATTACTGGCTCGATACCGAAGCAATCGTGGCCATGATGCTCTTTCGGGATTTTCAGGACTGGCTGAATGAGAGAGCAAAGGCAGAACAAAAGAAACAGCAAGAGAAGGAGGCCACAAGTGAAGTGCCTGGATGATTGCCATACCTACGATCTTGACGTGATTCCGGGTGATTTTGGTTCTAAACCATCCCACCTTGATTTTTACAGACTCAGACCAGATGGAGGGAAAGAGCCTGGAACTACCAATGAAGAAGTTCTTCGAGTCCTCATTCATCGACTCATGTTTCTCAACGAGGAATGGCAGGGCGGGAAATTCAAGTGCAAGGAGAACACCGAGGCCCTTATCTGTCTTAACCATGCACTTTTCATGCTTGAGATGAGAACCAAGAAGAGGACTGAACGCGGTGTCGAAGGAACACAAGAACCATGATCTTTGTCGGCGTTGTTCTGAGTGCTGCCGTTTAAAAGTGAATCATGGCGATTTCATTGTTGCCCTTGAAGTCTACTGTCAATATTTCGGGATGTGCAAAGATGGGAAGGAAGGATGTACGTTATATCCGAATCATGAGGGTACGGAGATTGCTTTGGGGATGAAGTGTATTCCGTCATGGGCGATGCTGGAGGCTCGGATTTTACCGGAATCCTGTCCGTATGCAAAACAGAAGCCGGGTTACTCGACCAGAGTTATAAATTACTGAGGAGGGGAAGACCATGGCAGAGCACAAGGAAGATTTCAAGGGAATTCCTCATGATTTGCTGGTGTCTTACAAATCAGGTCACTATAAATCATTCAAGGGCGTCTGGAAGGGTGATTCGGTCTGGGCGCACTTCAACAAGGCAACGGGCGGGATGATCCACGTCAACAAGGCAGAGGTTGAGTACATCGAGAGTTTTCCTCCTTCTGGGATCGAAATAAATCCTGCCGGGGTTCCTGTCGAAACCAAAAAGAAGTAAAGGGGGTGATACCGTGATCAAAAGGGTCAAGGGAGGGTTCAAAGTAACTTCGGAATCTGGAAAAAATCTCGGAGGCCCTTACCCCACAAAGGCCAAGGCAGAGAAGAGATTGAAACAGGTAGAGTTTTTCAAGCACAAAGGGGAGGCGAAACCGCTATGAACAAGCGACAACGTGCAGCCATGAAACATTCGGATACGGTAGGAGCCGGCGCTGCGAAGAGAAGAAAACTCCCCAAAAGCGAAAGGGCCGCAGTGATCACGGAAGAGTGGAAAAGAGGGACGCTTTATTCTGGGAGTGGCCACAAAGTCCCTAAATCGAATCCCGCTCAAATGAGAGCCATTATCCATTCCGAAACTAAAAAAACCGATGCGGAGGCAATGTGATGGGGACGTCATTCTTTGACAAAATGGAAGAAGCGGCAGGGATCTCAATCCCCTCTGCAGGCGCAGCGGAAAGGGGTCCCTACAAGAAAGGGGAGCGCGTGAAGCAAGGAGGACAGGCGAAAGAATGGACCGGGCCGCGTCCATGGCATGACAAGACCAAGGCCTCGACTCCGACCCGTGGTGATGGAAGCGCGAGCCCACTGTGAGAGTTTGGCAAATTCCATTAACCAGAAGGGCAAAACTTTTTCTTGCGAGTGATCGCAGAGAGGAGAAACGCAATGAAAGAACACGCCAAAATCAAGAAGCATCATCCCCCGGTGAAGCCGACACACCAGGGGCACCATCAGGACGCCGACCTTTCCAAGCAAAAGACGGACAAGAAAGAGAGCGCCGGTTTCAAGAGGACCGGGGCTGACGCTCATCCAATGTAAAAAATGGGTGTAGGCACTTACGAATCGCTGAAGTCCGATTATCATGACGGATTCGTTAAAAACCTTAACCTCGTGGCCGGGATTAAGGAAAAAGATGAATCCGTCAAACCTTTTGGTAACTGGGTTGAAGACTCCCACCTGATTATCGATGGATTCCCCTTTACCTATCGTCGGCACGAATACCTCAAGGGAATTTACGAGGACGATCATCCCTTCATGGCAATCCAGAAAGGCACCCAAGGCGGCTTTACGGTCCGGGCCATGACCGGAGCGATCTACGGCTGCCGCTTCCGTGGATATCGAGGAGTCCTCTACCTTTTCCCTTCCAGAACGGATGTTAGTGACTTTTCAAAAGGCCGGATCGATCCTCTGATTCAAGATAATCCCGAGACGATCGGAAAGTGGATTCAGGATACCGATGCTGCAAATATCAAGAGAGTCTGGAATGCGTTTTTGTACCTTCGGGGAATGAAATCAAGGGTAGGCCTCAAAAGTGTTCCTGCAGATGAGATTATCTTCGACGAGCTCGATGAAGCTCCTCAAAACATGGTCGATATGGCCATGGCCAGAATGGATCATTCCGAATTTGGCCGCGTGGTGATGCTCTCAAACCCGACAATGCCGGACTTCGGGATTAATAAAGCATTTTTGCAGACGGATCAAAGATTCTGGCTCATGCGGTGCGCTCTCTGCGGAACCTGGAATAACCTGATCGACTACTTCCCTCAATGTCTTCTGAGGCTAAAAAACAAGGTGATCCGGGCCTGTCAAAAGTGCAAAGCTGAGTTAGACCCTGCCCGTGGGGAATGGGTGGCCAAAAAGTCGGAGATCAAAGACAAGAGAGGCTATCAGTGGTCCCAACTGATTTCTCAATATCCAGCGGCGGCGCCAGATAAACTCCTTGAGCTCTTTGAAACGACGAACAATAAAAGGGACTTCTATAACCTGAAATTGGGGCTGCCTTATGTGGAAGCTGAGAATCGCTTGAGCGTCGAACAGGTTCTTGCCCTCTGCTCAAACCAGGGCATTCTCTCTTCTGACTCGGGGCCTTGTTTCATGGGCGTCGACCAGGGCAAGGGTCTCCATGTGGTGATCGGAAAGAATCACATGGAGAAAGCCGGCGAGATCGTTCACCTGGGGGAGTACAAGGACTGGTTGGAACTGGATAACCTCATGAAAAATTTCAATGTCGCCCGGGCGGTTGTTGACGCACAGCCTGAAATGAGGGCGGCCCGATCATTCGCCATGAGGTTCAAGGGAAGGGTCTTTCTGAATTTCTACTCGGATTATCAGCGGGGCTCCTACAAATGGGACGAAGGGGATCTCAAGGTAACGTGTAACCGGACAGAAAGCCTTGATGCTTCGCATAACGAAATCCTCCTGGAGAACATCATTCTTCCAAAAGAATGTGACATCGTGAGGACTTTCGCGGAGCATCTTCACAATGAAGCTAAGAAACTGGAAGAGGATGAAGAGACCGGCTCAAAAAGGTATATTTACGTGAGACTCGGCCTCGATCACTTCAGACATGCACAGAATTACGAAGCCATGGCCCGTCAACACGCAAGCGGCCTTCTTTACCCGGAGTTGTTATGAATACGAGACAGGCAAAAAAGCTCATCAAAAAACACGCTTTTGCCGAATGGTTTGTTACACTCCTAACCGGGCCTACCGTTCCGGTGATCCCCCATCGCTGGAGAAATAGGCGCATCATTCGCTGGACTTATAGACGCTACCACTGGATGATTTCCGTGTGCTCATATGATGAATGGGACCGATTGTGTAGAAAAACAGGGAGGTAATTATGAAAGCTAAGACCGACACTTTGATTCAGGCATTGAACAACAATTTTGGAGAGCCCTTTCTCCCAAAAGGTTTCTTTCAGGCTCGGGCCCGTGAAAGAGGCCATGGAAAAGGTCTGCGCCTACAAATCGGAGACCGGGATATCGAGATTGATGGCAAGGGTCATGTCATCGGTGCCGGTACCGGTGTGGGAGACGGGAAGGCTTGGGATATTCAGAGGGCTGTCAAATGAGTTACGGCCTTCGAGTCTCTTTTGGAAGGATTTGTAGGAACTGGATCAAGGAAGAAAGAGAAAAACAACTTGAGCAAGTTCTTCCTGGGGTGTGGTCATCAGACGCAGCGTTGTGGAGGATTTTAAATTGGGACCAGAAGAAAAGCTCACCATTAAACAAAGAAAACCCCTGATTATTGAGATCGGAGAAGGGGATAAGGCCGTAACAAAGAAATTCCTTGGAGCAAGGGTAGGTCTTAGCTGGCCTTCTCCTTTGAATCCAGGGGGTTATTTTATCATTGTAGGCCAGGAAATGAGGCGGTTGATTACCGGAGAATGTCCCTTGATGGTTCTCTATGAATTTTCAGGCTTGACAATGCCAAAAGTCTATGATACGCTCTTCGACCAAATGGTGTTTCATGGCGCTACCGAGATTTACGCCGAGTTATCCGGAAGGTTCGAAAATTATGTGATTGCTCTTGATCAACAAAGAAAGGCGAAAAGGGATGAACAGGAAATAAGGTTGTTGGACGCGCCTTTCAAGCAGTCCTTCATTCACGGGAATGAGATGATCAAAAAATGGCTCAAGGATATCAAGGACGGCCTGAAACCGGCGCTTACGATCCCGAAAGGCATGATCATTCATTCTCAGCTTCGGGAGATCCGGGAACAGGATTTGAAGGGAGAACCCGAACACAAGTTTTTTGCGATCAATGGCCTCCGGTACGTGCTGGGGGCCTTTGAAGTTTCTGGAATCAAGGGGAAGGAGAAACGGGATAGCGTAGAACCCATCCCCTCCGGAGCATTTACCTAAAATATCTTTCGTGCGCGACGAAAGATTCCGATTTGAAAAGCCGGTTCCTGGTACCAGGCCAGGGCCGGCTTTTCGTTTTCGGGAGGCCGAATGGCAACAAAAACGCTTATCGGCAACAAAGAACTCGACAAGCTAAAAGCAGAAGCAGACGCCCTCAAAGCAGACCTCGAAAGAAGATCGAAAGGCATTCCCGACCCCAAAGAAAAAACCGAGCAATTTGATAATCAGCTTGTCTCTCACGTCCGCACCGTTTGGGAAAAAGCGAAGTGGGAAAAGAATACCTACCACGATCAGATGATCGCTAATCTCCGGCAGAAGCGCGGAGAATACGATCCCCAAAAAGTAATTGATATCCTTAAGCTCGGGTCCGATATTTTTATGAAAAACACTAATGCGAAATGTCGATCGGGCCTGGACATGCTCAAGGAGGTTTATTTCCAGCCCGGAGAAAAATGCTTCGCCCTTGAACCGAGCCGGATTCCAGAGCTCACACCGGAGCTTGAGAAGCAAGCTGGTATGACCTTCCTGGCCGAAGTGACGAAATTTTTTCAACAGATGGCAGTATCGGGGATGCAGCAACAGCCGGACCCGACGATGATGAATGCCATCATGACCGAGGCCCTCCCAAAATTCAAAAAGGATTTCAGGATTCTCGTGCAGGACCTCGCCATAGAAAAAGCGAAGTTGATGGAGGACAAGATCGATGACCAATTCCGTGAAGGCGATTTTTATGATGCCCTCGCAGATTTCCTTGCCGATCTTATCACTCTGAAGGCCGGCTTCATAAAGAGAGATGATTATCAGAAAAAGATCGTTCCTCGGATTCAGCAAGACCCCATGAGCGGAAAAGGTAAAGTAGTCTATGAAGAAAAAATAATCCCCCACTGGTACGCACCTTCCCCTTTTGATATGTTTCCTTTTCCGGGTGCCACGGATATTCAAAAAGGCGGCCTCGTTGAACTCCATCGATATTACCGAACCGATATTCAGGGCATGATAGGATTGCCAGGATTCGATGAGGAAGCCATCCGGGAGATTCTTAATCAGTATTCCGACAAAGGCCTCCACGAATGGTCCTGGGATGCCAGGGATGTCGAGAGGGCCAGGGCGGAAGGAAGAGAGGTTTCTCAGTATTACGATTGGGATACCCTTGACTGCATTGAAGTGAATGATTGTGTCCAGGGGAAAATCCTTCTCGATTGGGCTGGAAAGAAAAAACCAGAAAAAAGTCAACAGGAACTTTTTGGAAAAGAAATAGATCCGGACTTCGATTACAACGTCAGAATTTATTGCATCAGCCGATGGATCCTCAAAGTTTCGATCAATGAAAACCCAACCGGTCGGAAGCCTTACTACAAGGAATCCTATGTTTCCGAAAAAGGAACCTTCTGGGGAGATGGAGTCCCGGAGACGATCAGCGATGCTCAGGCCCTTGGTAACTCCGCTGTCAGGGCCCTCCAAAATAATATTGCTATCGCATCCGGGCCACAGGTGGCCCTTGATGTTGAATCCCTTGATCCCGCAGATAAGCAGCACTCTGGTAAAATGTGGGCCTGGAAGGTATGGCGCTTCCTTAAAAATACTTTCTCTTCAAAAACAGAAGGTTTCATGCAATTCTTCCAGCCTCAGATGCACGCCGCTGAATTGATATCTGTCTACGACAAGGCCGTAAAGATTATGGATGAGCACTCCGGAATCGCCGGGTGGACTCATGGGGATCCGAATGTCGGGGGGGCTGGCAATACCCTCGGCGGGCTTTCTATGTTTATGGGTCAACAAAATCGAGGTATCCGGTCCGTAGCCATGGAAATCGATCGTCATGTCATTGTCCAGGCTGTCACGGATCAATTCTACGATAACTTCGAATTGGAAGAAGCCGAAGAGTACATCGGAGACATGAAGATCGTGGCTAAAGGGTCGTCATGGCTCATTGCCCGAGAGACACAGGCCTTGAGGCTAGGGGAACTTATCAGGGACACCAATAATCCTACAGACCTCGGAATCTCCGGAGTGGAAGGCAGGCGATATCTGCTCCGAGAGAGATCCAAAAACATTCACGTTGACCCGAACAAGGCATTCCCGGATCAGGAC